CCAGCCGCTTGGCCAGCGGCCCAGTGTCGTACTTGCTCAGGTACTGGTCGCCGCCCAACTCATGCACGTACCGAAACTGGCCCGACTCATGCCCGACCTGGGCAATGAACGCGGCCATCCGCAGCCGGGTGTTGATCTGGTAGCGATCCATCGCCAGATTCAGCGCAGACGCAAAAACGCCGGCTTGCTTGCCGGCGTTCGGGAGGATTTGCAGCAGCTGCTGCTCGGTGATTGGCATGCTCTTCTCCAGAGTCAAGGCTGCGTCGGCCAGATCGGACTGGCCTGAGTGAGATCAACCCGATTGACCGCAACCCGGTACTGCTTCCACTTCTTGAGTAGCGCGATTTCTTGAGCAGTCGCCTCATCGAGATCGACAGCATCCTGTAACGGCGCAATGGCCAGGGTTGCCTGAGCGAGCAGGTAGTCGCGGGTCGAGGTGTTGACTGCCTTGATTTCTTCCGGTGTCGGCTGATACGGAACCGGTGCGGCGAAGGTGGTGCCGTCATAGGTCCAGCGCTGGCCGGGCATCGGATCAAGTCCAGTGATTTCGACGCACGCATCCACAAAGCTTGCGGGAAAGCACAGCTCAATGGCGTACTGATTGCCATCAAGATCCAGGGTCGGTGTCACCAGCTCATCAACCACACCGTTTTCCACATGGGCATAAATTCGCATCATGCGTACTCCCAAATAATAACGATGCCGCCCAGACCTGATCCGCCGGACAAAGTGGCAGAGCCACTGGCACCACACGTACCGCCGCCGCCGGTGCCGTAGTTCAGAGCGTTGCCGCCGTTGCCATTCAAAACGCCGCCATTGCCGCCGTTACCGAATTTTGACGCCCCGCCAAAGCCACCAACACCGAAAGAGGCGCTGGTGCTGGACGAGATGCCGTTGGTGACGCCACGAGTTCCGTAAATATTGCCGCCAGTTGGTGCCGCGGTCGCTACGCCGTTGCCGTTGATGATCGGAGACACTTGATTATTCAACAGGCCACCGCCGGCGCCGCCGGCCGCTGAGATCAGAGACCCTACCGAGCTAGTGCCGCCAGTGCCGCCTGCCGCCCCTGCACTGGCTGTACCTGCTGCACCCACTGTGACTACTTGGCTGGCGCCGATCGAGGCAGCCAAGAATCTTCCGATAGCGTAGGCGCCTGGCGCGCCTGGCGCGCCCAGGCTGATATTGCCAGCGCTCGGAATAGTGATGCCCGCGCCGCCGCCACCGCCGCCCTGGTCCTCAATGATGCAGCTCACCATTCCAGGCGTTGGGGTATAGGTGCCAGACGCCGTAAAGATCTGCACGCCAATAAGGCGGCCGGCATATCTGGTGGCCGAATCCAGCGGACCAAGGTCAATCCACAGTGTGTTTGCACTATCACGCTGTCGAATTCTTCCTGTCCCGGTATCCGCCCAGAGTTGGCACGGGTACGAGGGACTTGGCGCCGAGGCGCCGCTGCATTGAGATGCCAGCGCTTTTAACGCAAGGTTTAAGTCAGCGCGCACCGCGAGGCCCGCGCCGTTGTCCACAGTCATATCGTGCTGCGACATAAATCAGTATCCCTTTGAGATGTAATCAATCGAGCGCCCCGATTGGGCAACCCCGCTGGAATTTCGGATGAAGACCGTGAAGCCGGAGACAGTCTTGGCAGATACATCGAGGTAATCGCCAGGCGATAGCCCTTGAGCGGTCAGGCTGACTGCTGGGCTTGCTTTGAAAGGAGGCGAATAGGTGATGGTTCGGCCAGCCGCAGACACCACCAGATCATTCCCGCTCTCGATGCGATCTGGCATATCGATCGTGACCTCAAGAGTCGACACGTCGATCCAGTTCGTCGCGAGCAGAACCTCACCACGAAGCTGGAAATCAAACATCCTGGCGCGGTAGTCCCCAACAACAAACGGCTTCCAGGCCGACCAAACGGCAGGAAAAACATCCGATGTGCGGACCCACAGCGAGAGCGAAGAGCCAACGGGTGGATCGCCGTCAATACTGACCATCGAGTCAAAATCAACGATCGTGTCGACGTAGCTGCCATCGTCATACAGAACGGCCTCGACGTTCGCTGTCAGGCGGCAGTCGTAGACATTCCCAAGATCTGACGGGGAGGCAAAGCTGTAGGTCATGGTCAGGGCAGAGCCTCCGTACTTGTCGAGCTCCCCGATCCATGCATCAACGTCAGGTAAGTCGTCAAATAAGCCCACGGCCGCCATCTTGAGCACGCCGCCAGCAACCGCCGCATTCACTGCAACGCCAGGGAACACTGGAGACTCGGTGACCGTCAGGACTACGTTTTCCGGCAATGGCACTTGAGCGTCAGACCAAACCTCCGTGATGGGACCGCCAATTCCTGAGGAATCGACTGCGCGCGCAAGGTATTTTCCGGGAAGCAACGAAACTACCGAAGATGTTGATCGGCCAGCTACTTCGGTCAATGGCAACGCTGAATCCCAACTGGCGGAAGTGTTGCGCGACTGACGGATATTGATGCTACCGCCGAGCTTCACGTCCAGTTCCGGCACTGGATCCCATGCCAGTGTTGCAACGCTGTTGATGACATCCAGCCGTAGACCGATTAATGCCGAAGGCGGAGCCAATAGCGCCTGAGCGGTATAGCTTTGAAGCGATGCAGGTCCGGACAGGCCAAGCACTGATTTTGGTGTTACCCGAACCGACCATAGGCCGGCAGAAGCCGAATCAAAATCAATGTTTGGCGTGGATACCTCGGAAACGTATTCCCAGTTCCCGCCTGGCTTCATAACCTCTACTTGATAACGCATGGCGCGCACTGGCTGAGACCAGCTGACCGAGAGCCTGGCCGCCGCAATACCGGTGCCGGTGTCGTAAAGCGATTCGAGGAACGTCAGCTGCCCAACCGCTGCAGGGGCTCCAAGATTGACGATGCTCGTTGGCGCATCGACATCAGGAATGCCAAAGTCCACCTCATCGAACTTTCCAGAGTCGTAAGCGACAGCGCTGATCACGTAGGTCCCATCGTTCCCTTCGGTGATGCCGATCACGCGAAACTTCTGCGTGTCCAGAGCAGAACCAGCGAACGCCCAAGGCGCAGAAGCCAATGGCGCAGACGGCAATGCTGGAGAAACGCTAACAAACGTGGCACCGGTCGAAACGGTGACGTTCCGGCTGGCGTAGCTGCCGTCGGAAAGGATGACGCTGATGACGCCGGTGCCGCCGAGCCCAATCGGCGCATCCAGCAGCAAGGTGGTAGTCGTACTGCCGGTCAGCAGCCGGCCCCCATTACGAGCGCCGGCCCGGTTCGCGTCGGCAATATCGATAATGTCGCCCGGCAGCGGGATTGCACCGTCTGCACCCACGGCGAACGTCACTGCCTCGCTTTCAGCAAAAAGTAACCATCGACCAAGACGTCTGGCCTGGCCGCGAGAAGTGCAGCCCACAGCGACGACGTCGCTTTGCTGGATGCGCCCCCATTTGGCAATCAGCTCAGGCCGCTCAATGATTTCCACTGACTGTTTGTACTGCTGAAACGGATTGTTCCAAGTGACTGCTGCGACGTTATAGCGCTGATCCGAGGCAACAGATTGATAGCTGAAGTCGCCACCAACGATGTTCGCGTTATTGAATAGGTAGCGGCTGGAGCGTGGGGAATCTTGCACCGCGGTAAGCGTGCCGCCAGCCCAGAAGCAAATGGCGCGGAAGACCGACACCATGTCGTTGACCAACTTCCACGCGTCCTGCTGCGTAGTCAGGGCGAGATCGCAGACAAAACGCGGCTCGACGCCACCTGTGCCGTAGCCATTCGGCACCATCACGTCACAGTATTGGGCAATGCTGTACAGCGCGTATTTATCGATCAGGGTTGAGTCGAGCAAGCCCCCCAGCCCATAGCGGGTATTGGTGAGCATGTCGTACCAGACCCACGCCGGATTGTTGTTCCAGGCGCGCTTGAACGTGCCGTCCCATGAGCCGGCGTAGGTCCGTGCGATCGGGTCGTAATTGGTCGGAACAAGGATCTTGATGCCCTGAACCATGAACGCCATGCGCGGGATGCTGGAAAATTGCTGGGCGTCTATCGAGATGCCGACCATTGCCGTGTTGGGGTAGCGCAGCTTTTCATCCCACAACAGCGTCATGCTGTCGAAGAACGTGCGGTTCTGAAGCGAGGCGCTGGCCGAGTCAGGCGAAAGCCGTGTCAGTCGCACATAGCGGGGGAAGCCACCAGAAGGCGGGAGACGCACGTAGTAAGAAAACTGCGTACGACTCATCGTCTTGCCATCGATTGCCAAGTCCGTGCACAGCAGAAACCAGGCACCACCGCCTACGCGGCCTTCAATTCGAAATTCTGCTCGGGCGCCGGTCGTGTCGCCGTTCTGGGTGTTTTGTGTGGATAACTGCGGAGTGCTGACAGTGACGCGAACTGCGTCCACGTCCACGTCCGTGATCGCGCGCTCGGACGCAACGCCGTACTTGAGTTCAACCCCTACTGTCTGCTCAGCCTCAAGGCCGGTCATCGGCATGTAGGCCTGTCCTTGCGTCCCGTAGCGGAAGTCCACGCTGACATTTGAGAAGTTGTAGGTTGAATCGCCATTCTGGAGCGGGACATCATCGAAGAAGATGTTCATCAACCCGTAAGGTATTCCGTTGATCTCACCCTCGCTGATCGCGTGCAGGATGCGGACATGCTGACGGGAGCGAAGGCTATCAGGCGCCTCAACAGCGGCCCGGACGGTGCCAGTGCTGCCTCCGCCACCTTTCCCGCCGCCTTTGCGGCCAACAATGAGTTCGCTCATGCGGGGATTGCCTCTGCCCAAGTGCCGACGCCGACCACACTCGAACCCACAAGCATTTGCCCGTAGACGATGGGGACCGGAAGGCCTTGTTGTGTGGAGTTGAACGCGCCGTTGAACAGGTACGAAGGCTTGTTCTCAGTGGTGGCCTGCTCTTGCTGGTTTGGCGTTTTTGGCGCGGGGGTCAGCATTTGCAGAATTCCGCCGGCGACCATGCCGATACCAACACCGATCAGGGCGGCGCCAACTGGCGCAGCGCTGCCGAAGCTCATACCTGTTACAACTACGCCAACTACGATCAATGCGGCACCGAGCACGGTCTGAAGAAGCCCGCCGCTCTTGCTCCCGCTGATAACTGGAACGATACGAATTTCACGAGTGCCGCCAAGGGTGAAGTGATCGGTGCCAACGTTTTCCCGATTACGGAAAATGGCAAACCGGGTACCGCTGCGGGATGTCGAAGCGACGAAGTCCTCAAACCCTTCGATGGTGTGCTTGAGTGCGCTGAATGCCTCTTGGGTCGTTCCACTTTCCAGATGACGGACGTGCTTGCGACCAAACTCTTTAGCCAGGCTGCCGGACAGCAGAATCGTGGTCATGGTGTTGGCAGCGGCCATACTTTTCTCCAGGCAATAAAAAACCGCCCGTAGGCGGTTTCTGTGATTTCAGCGGGTTAGATGCAGGTTTTTGCTGTGTCCTTCCATCCCTGAGTTCCAGCCCAGTCGGAAGACAGGAAAACTTTTACGTTGGACCCAGAGCCGTTCCCATCAATCGCAGCGATGGCTATCGTCCCGGCGAACAGCGATGAGACGGCAATTTTGTAACCAGTGTCAGTTTCAATCGAACTGGTCGAAGAGTTGAGCTCTTGCCATTTCGGGGCAAGACATCGGGCAAGGCTCTGCGGAGACTTCTGGGAAGACCCAGAGAATGATGGCGCGCCTGCCTGAAGTCCTGCCGTTGTGCATCCGGCCAGCATGACTGTGATCAGTAAAGCAAGAGCGTTGCGCATATTGAGCCTCCGAGGATTTTGCCGACTCTAGCAGGGAAGATACGCAAAAATACAGGGCCTATCGGGTGTAGCGCATGATATGGGTCGTGCATTCGCGATAGGACCTGCCGTAGACCTCTTTACAGCTCAGCCGGCCGTAGAGGTGATGCAGCAGCACATCGCCTTCCAACCAGATAGCACCGTGGCACGGGGTCGGGCTACCGATAGCCATGACGATCAAGTCGCCTGGCTCTGGAGTGTCTACTGGTACAAACCCTGCGCGCTCGAAGTTATCGACGTACAGGTTCTCCCCGTTGTGCCACCAGTCGTCCTTGCGGTGGAAGTCCATCAGTGTGATACCGAGCACTTGTCGGTAGTAATCACGGACCAGGGTGTAGCAGTCGATGACGCCATGGACAAAGACCCGACCTTCCAGCGGCAGTTCGCCAGTGGCTGGCATCTCGTGCCACGTTGCAACTCCGTTGACCAAGCCGACTATCCACCAAGCGGTGCGGCTTGCCGCGTGGCTCGCCATGTCGTGCAGGCTCGGCTCGGGGCCGACGTCCGGATGAGAGTGGACGATCACGACGATGTCGCCCATGTCTTCGGCGGCAGCGTAATCCTCTGGGTGGAGGATAAAGTGATCCGGTTCGTCCGACTGGTTGCGGCACTGCACGTATCGGGGCTTGCCGCCAACGCTGACAACCAGCCCGACGGATTCGCGCGGGTACTCGGCAAAGGCATGCGCCTCGGCATCCGCTCGGCACCGGTTGAATAATTCGCTCATATCAAAGCCTCGGGACGCTGGCGATGCCGGGGAATCCGCCAAAAGGCAGTTCACCATTCTCGCCGAAGCGCATCTTGCAGCCTCTCAGGGATCGGCTGCATTGATCCTTTGCTGGATCGCTGGTGGGTGCGTTCTGATAATCCGCAACAGCGCCGCCGGCATACCCGCATTCGCCTGAGCGGTAAGCCCATAGGCATGTTCCTGCAATCACTTGGCGCCGTGGCAGCTTTACTCCGTGCAGATCAAGCGGAGAGCCCAGATCAAACTCGATTGCGGCCGGCGTTTCATTCGCCTTACGCGTGATAATCCATGTTTCGACTGGGTACTCTTCCGAAGGGTTGGCCGTAGGGTTGCCAGCTACGAAGTTGACCGCATCAAGGTACTTGACCAGCGTTCGACGGCGCTTGAGCTTCGCGCCGAGCAGATCTTCGTACTGTCGGCATAGAGCCGAAATGGTCCCCCCGAAGTTGCCAACCTGTAGCTTTGGCCGGGCCGGCGAGCCCTGGCTTGGCGTTGCAAACTCAGAGGCATCGATTGGCCACGGAGTATAAGTGTTGCCCTGCCAGATAACCGTGCCGAGATTTTCGTTTACTTCAGCGCAGAATCGAAGTGTCTGGTCAGGCAGCACCAGTTCGAAGCCTTCCCAAATCGACAGCCCGCCAGTAAGTGAAAGCTGACCTTGAAGAGCGGTCATTCGTAAACCTCCTCAAAGGTTGCTGAAATGCTGTCGACGCCGCGGGCAACGTCTGTTCGCGTCCACTCTCGACAAACAAAAACACCGATCGAATGACCGGGGTGCGTGTAGTTGAAGGATTCAATGCCGCCGCGTATGGCAAGAAAGGAGTCGATGGCATCGATTTCCGAAGATATTCGCTTGAACACCAGCGAGTACTTCCGCGGCTGTCGGTTGATCCCGGTTCCCTGCCGCTGCTCGTACCCATCGCCGAACTTGATCACCTTGACCCTTGGGGCGACAGACCGGGAGGCGTCATATGTCGCTCGCCATGTAAATGTCAGCATGCTACCTCCTTAAGTGAGTTGCCCGCCGTTGCGGCGCTGCCTGGCGATTTCCTGCTGGGCCACAACCTTCATGGCTTCGGCGAACTTCGCCGGGTCAGGAATTACTGACTGGCCTTCGGGCGCATCCACGTAGAAGTTCATGGTGACTGGCGTTCCGCCCCCGCTCCCTCCGCGGATGCCGAGACGACCTTGCGAGTCGCGCGCCAGAGGCACGATCGCTTCAGGTCCGGCCTCACCCATGACGCCAGTCTTGCCGCCAGCCATCCCGAAGGCGGTCGGCGAGCTAACGACGCTATTGGAGAATGCGCCGCCATTGGCAAACATCTGCACGCCGCCTGCCCACGCGCCGCCATTCGCCTGGAAGTAGGTGGATGAATATCCGGCCTGTGACGCACCAAGGTTTGACGAGTTCGCACCAGCAGACCCTGATGCAAGGCCGTTGCCGTTACCACCACCGCCGAAATAGGAGCTCGCCGCGCTGACTGCCATGCCGAACAAACCGCTCAGCGCCGACGAACTGGCTTGGCGCAAGGCGATCTTGGCCATGTCAGCCAATACTGACTTCGCGAAGTCGCTGAACGACAGCTTCCCAGTCAAGGCGAACTGCGTGATGGCGTCTTCCATGGAGCTGAACGCGTTGGTGAACAGGCTTTTCGTCTGCCCGGCCACGTCACGCGATGACTCCAAGTAGTTCTCCCAGGCCGACGACGCGCCGGCGGTCCAGCTGCCTTGTGCCGAGGTCATGTCGTCGTAATTGGCGACCACCACGTTGCGCAGCTCCTGTTGGCTCTGTGCGACGGCTTTCAGCTTGGCGTTGTACTCGTCGAGGCTCATGCCGCGCGAGCCATCGCCGTACTGGTTGGCCAGGTCAATGCGCTGGGCGTTGGCCTTGTCATCGATGCCGTTGAATTGTCCTGAGAGGGCTTTCTGACGGTCACCCATGCCAAGCCCGGCGGCATCGCGCTGCCCTTGTTGGCGCAACGTGATGGCCTGCTGCTGCAAGGCATCGGTGTAGGTCTTGATCGCCAAGGCCTGCTTCTTGACCCGGCCCTCTTCATTGGTCGCGAGCACTTCAAGCTCGCTGTCGGCGTCCTTCTGGGCCTTGACCATGCTGGTGCGGGCGTCGGCGATCTTCTGATCCAGCTGGATCCGTTGTTCTCCAGTCGTTCCCGACTTGTCCTTAACGGCTTCCAGTGACGCAATCTCAGCCTGATAGGCTCCAGTGACCTCTTCACGCTCTGCCCGGATCAACGCGGTGCGCTGGTCGAGATAGTTCTGCTGCGTGATCAGTCCAGCCTTCTGCTGCGCCTCAAGCTCCTTGGTGGAGTTTGAATAGGTAGCCTGCAGATCCTTGATCGCGTTCTGGGCGTCGTTGTAACCGGTCAGGTTGAGCTGATTGGCCTTGCCGGCCGGGTCCTTGTTCTTGTCCTTAATGTTCTGGATGTTCTTGGCGACGACGTCGGCCTGGACCAGCGGGTTGTTGGGGTCTGCCTTTCGCAGATCCTCGACGTCCCGCTTGTACTCCTTGATCAGCTTGTTACGCTTTTCCTCGTTGGTGAGGTTCGCATCGCTGAGCACCTTCAGCTTAGCGGCGGCATCGACCCCTTTGCTTTGGATCTCTACCCGATCACCTTCGGCCTTGGAGTTTGCCTCGATCTGAACCTTGGCGCGCTTGAGCGCGTCAATCTGGCCTTCAATGAACTTCGTCGACTCGCTGTTGGCACCGAGGGTGTCGGGAAATAGGTTAGAAAGGAATCCATCCTTACGAGCCGCGAGCAACTTCTCGCGCTCAGCGATCTGAGCGTCGATCGACTGCGTGCGGCCAACGTCCAGGGTCGCATCCAGCGCGCCGGCGGCGGCCGACTTGACCTTCTTCCAGGCGCTTTCAATCAGTCCGAGGTTGGCCGTGACGTCAGTCGTCCGGGTTTTGATCGTATCGGCATAGGTGTCGGTCAGCAGCTTGGCGGCGCCGATGGTGTCGCCCTGCTCTTTCAGCGCAACGATCTGCGAGTAAACCGAGGCCGTCAGGAAGTTGTACTGGTCATTCAGCGTCTTCGCGGCGGCGACCGGATCTTTGCCAATCGAAGCAAACTCGGCAACCGTCTCTTCGATAGCCTTGCCCGTTGTCGCTTGCATCTGGAGCGCGGCCGTAGCCACGACGCCAAAGCTCTCACCCGCGATCTTGCTGTTACCGGCCAGTTGAGCCAGCACTTCAGCAGCCGCACCGGTGGTCCCGATGGTCGAGCTGATTTGCGTGGCCAGCGAGCTCAGTTGGTCGGCGCTGGTGCCGGCCGCATTACCGGACAGGAGCAACGCCTTGTTGTACGCCGATGCCTCTTCACTGCCCTTGTAATAGGCAAGACCAAGGCCGGCCGCAGCAGCCGCAGCCAGGGTGAACGGGTTTACCAGGCCAGCAACGTACCCACCCAGCGCACGCGCAGCAGGACCAATACCGCCAAACATGTCCTTGAGTTGACCGCCTTGTTGCAGCAGCACAGTCAGCGGAGACTGACCACCCTGCAAGCTGGTCACGATGTCGGTGAATTGAGCCGGGACACCGCGCAGCGCGGCAGCAGTTTGTTTGGCGGATACGCCGACGGCCTCTGTCTGCTTGCCGAGTTTGGCCGTGGCCGCCTCAGCCGCTTTCGTCTCGGCCGTCATCTCCTTGATAGATATCCCGGCCTTTTTGCTACCGGCACCAAGGCTTTCCGTGGCCTTCTCAGCCTTCGCGCCAGCCTGCGCCAAGCTGTCCAGTTCCGTGGATGCCTTGGCTACGTCACCGGTCTCTACCTTGATCCCAAGGCTGGCGATGTCTTGTGTCATGCCTTTCTCCTGACAATAAAATTCACTTCGCCTCAGCCATGACAGCGAGCGCTTCGGCCTCCATTAGTTGAAGGTCAGGAAATAGTTCGGGGATTTGCCGCTTCTTGATGCCAATGAGCACCGCCACTTCCCGGATAACCGAGTAGTCGAGCCCGGTCGCTCCTGCGGCACCGGTGCGCCACTGAGTGCCGAGTGCATTGAACAGGCGGAAGACCGGCCAGTTATCCGGCCAGATCTCCATTTCATCCTCTTCAAAGTCATCGACGCCCAGGCCGAACAATGAAAGCTCATCGGCCGACGCACGCGGCCCGTACATGGCGTGCGCAGCGGCGATCAGTTTCCCCGTCGGGCTACCGCATAGGCAGCCTGATAGGCATCCAGCACAGCAGCCGGAGCACCGACGCAAGTGGTAGCCAGTTCCAACAGCGCTTCTTCCGTGAACTCATCATCGAAGCCCCAGCCGACCACGACCTCTTTCAACTGGCCGACTTCCAGCGCGATCTGGCCCGCAGTCGCGTCTTCCCACGTCGCGCCGCCCTTGATCGACTCCTTGATCAGCGCATCGCGCTCGGCGTTCCACTTGTCGTAGTACTTCGACAGCTCCTTGCGGTCGCGGTACTTGAACTCGAACTCGACCTTGATCGGGTCGAGGCCGACACGCGGGATCTCGACTTCAGCCTTGAACGTGGCGTTCTGGGCAATCTTGAAACTGGCCATGTGGTTTCCTTACGACAGGTAGCGAGTAGGAGCAGCTTGCAGGGCCAGGGATACTTTGCGCGTCAGGATGTTGCCGCGCGCGACCTCTGGCTGCAGCGAGAACGAGGTGTAGGCGCCGTAGTACAGCTTGTCAGTGCCAGGCAGGTTCAAGCGGGCGGCCTGTACGGTCTGCGCGGCGTCAGCGGCCTGGACAATTGGCACATAGGCCAGGGTCGGATCGTCAGCAACAGTCAGCACCATGCTCGCAGCGGCCTTATCGGTCGGGATCTGGCGGCCTTGGGCGTCTTCGAGGAACACGACGTCCTGATAGTTCTGGTCGCCACCGGAGAACGCCACATCGGTGATCTGCGGAATCTGCACCCAGGTCAGGATCTTTTTCAGGCTGCCTACACCAGAGCCAGCCGGGTAAATGGTAGTGCTGGTGGTATCGACGCCTTCCAGGGTGATCGCGGTCGCAGTAGCGGCCGAGACGCGGACGACCTTGTTGTTCAGCGCGGTCCAGCCGGAGGTGACCAGAACGATATCGCCAACAACCAAGGTCGCGCCGACAACGGTGCAGATCGCCGAGGTGGCATTGGTGATTGCCGAGAACGGCAGCGCAGCGGCGTAGGTGGCGGCATGTTCAAACGTGCCGCCATTCGGGATCTTGTAGCTCATCGGGGGTATTCCTCTTTGCAGAAATGACAAAACCCGCTCAATGGCGGGTTCTGGGTTTGCCCAATGGGCGGATTAGGTTGTGGTGTCGGCCCGGTACTGGATCGACAGCGGCAGCGTGGTGGTCGTGTCGCCCGACTGGGCCGAGGAAGTTGCCATCGGCGCGCGGACGTACACGGTGAAAGTCGTCTTGGTCAGGCCTAGGTTGTTCGGGAACAGCGCGGCGATCTCGTCGGCGATCCCTTCAGCGGCGCCGCGACCGATGCCGGCCTTGGTTACTACGCTCACCTGAAAGATGCCGCGGTAGGCCGTGTGCTTGCCTTCGAGGTCTTCGCTGGTCGTATTGGCTGGCAGCAGGAAGGCTTGCAGGTAGGGCGAGCCGTCCGCCGGTGGCGTGAAGGCGACGTCTTCATAGGCAATCGGCAATGCCGGAACCCGGGCGGTTGCCCACGTCTTCAGGCGGCCTTCAAACAGGCTGCGGATGATCTTGTCTGACATCAGGGAAGCTCCGAGACGGCTTTATTGATGAACATCTGCACCTCAAGGACCGAGATGCGGACCATGCCGGCGGGCGCCTGGCTTGAATGCCCGTACTCGAGCGGCTGGCCGTAAGGAAGGTTATTCATCATCCAGATGGTGCCGACCTGAGTCGTGAAGCCCTGAATGACACCTACCCCCTCGCCTTTCGAGTCATTGCCTGAAGGGTCGATACGCTCAAGCGTGCCGGTCTTGGCCACGTCGAACGACACTTGCCAGTTGCCCCTGAATCGGCCGCCGACGTAATCCTTGCCGGCAACTAGTCCATTAACATCGAAGTTCTGATCGCGCTCAGCCTTGGTCAGCGGCTTTGCATACTTCACGCCACGCCTTAGGTTTCCGGTGCGAGTGAAGTTGCTTGAATCCATGTTGATGTTCATGTTGCGAACTTCGACATGCGCGTCATAGGCGTCGGCGACAGCCTTGTTCTTTCCGCGGTATGCCACGTTGGCCGCCCAGAGCTCTTGGTTACCGACGGGGGATCGATCCACCACGGCGCTCAGCAGGTCGATGGCGACCTTCTTGATGACGATCTCGGCATTGCCCTTCGCCTTCTCGGCGAACGCCTTCAGGTCCAGGGAGAAACTCATTTTCGGGCCTGCACGCTGAAACCGACGTTGAGGCCGGCGTAATTCCAGGGTTCGACGTTCTGCACCGTGTAGGTGTCGCCGTCGAAAAGGATCTTGTCTTGGCTGGCGGGCTTTGGCATATCGACGCCGGTCAGCAGCGCAGGGGAGATGAGCAGCTTGACGTCGCCCTGCTTGATGCGGGAGCCGTCGATGTCGCTTTGCTTGTAGGTATCGCGAAAACCTGAGCCGTCGTATTGCGTGGTTGTGTCCGGCGTGGTGCCGGTCTCCGGGTCGTATTCACCGGTGGAAACGTGGATCACCGACAGCTCCAGGCCTTTACCGCCCTTGCTGCGCGGCGCCAGCATCCGGGTCGCCGTCACTTTGGCTCGATCATAGATGTCGGTCATGAGCGCACCATGGAGATGCTGCTGCTCGACCCTTCGATAAACTGCGCCATCATCTTGTCGGTCTGGCGGTAACGGACCACGCCGTCACTGTCGAGGTATTCGGTTTTCAGTGGGCCGACCGTCTCGGACTTGATGATCCGATCAATGTCTTGGTCCAGCTCACCCTGTCCAGCCTTGAAGGCCATCTCAGCGCAGGTCTGGGCCATTGGATTTGGCACCGCATCGCTCGGCCAGTATTCGCAACGGGCGCCATCCTTACGGCGGGCCTCGTAGCGGGGCCACGACAGTGCCTGGGTAGATTTGACCCGGTAGCCATAGAAGCGCATGCCGTAGGTGCGTTCGATGTAGTCCGTGCCTCTGCGCAGCGCACGCTCCTTGTCGATCGTGCTCAGCGTGGACCAGAGCGTATTGCCGCGCGCATCGTGGTACGAGTCGGCATAGGCGACCGTGCACAATGATTCGGCATCGGCGCGACCTGTACCGTCTTCGGTGATGAGAGCCATGTGCTACCCCAGCGGGAAAGGTTGTGTTTGCCCGGCGAGCGGACGTGTGTTCGTTTGGCCGTTGAGCGGATAGACCGGAGCCTGCCCGGAAAGCGGCAGAGCCTGGGCCAGTCCGCTCAGTGGGTAGACCTGAGTCATTCCGTCGAGCGGGTGCGGCCTGGCGTTGGCATCACTGCCCGAGGCGCTGCCTGCCGCCGGAGCAAACGACACTTCGTCGATGGTCCCGGACGTTGTGGCCGATCCAGCAGCAGTGATTGCAGGCGCCGTGAAGATGATCAGGGCGACGGCGCCCGCGGCGTACACCGCCGGCTGTGCTGAACCTGTAGGAGCGGACAGCCCAATGGCGGACAGCCCAGCAGCCTTCAATGCGCCACCGACGGCAGTTGCGCCTGTGGGAGCGAGGGTGACCAATGCAGGCGCTGCCGAGGCATTACCATTAACCGACGTACTGCCCGATGCCGAACCATTCGGTGCGGCCTGGGTAACGCTGGCCAGTGAGGCCGACACACCTGCCGAGCCGGAACCGTTCACGACCGGCGAAGTCAGCGACACAAAAGCGAGTGTCGCGGATCGTGTCGCAGATCCGTTGGCGCTTGCGGTTGGTGCGCTTGCAGTGATCGCAGCAGGAGCCGCAGACCGCGAAGCGCTACCAGTGCCAGACGATGCAGGCGCAGACAGCGCCATCGAATCCGTAGCAGCACTGGCCGAGCCATTGACGACGGTCGAGGCCGAGGCAGAACCCAGCGGAGCCGCCTGTGTCACTTGGCTCAGCAAACCAGATGCCGCCGCCGATGCTGAAGCGCTGGCAGCCGGAGCGCCCAAGGCAACCCCTGCCACCAGCCCGCTCGCCACTGCATCGCTGCCAGCCTGCCAGAAACCGGAAACTATCGCCGCCGCGGCCGGAGATTCAGGCCGAAAGGTGTAGAAGTCGACGGTCGCTACACGTCCAGAAGGGGCGCTGCGCCAAACGTTTTTGGCCATGACGTCACCCGTTTACGATTTCAAACATCAGCTCAAAGCCGCCGGTTGACGTGCTGTCAGGTTGAACCACCGACATTAGTGCGCTATCGGCAAAGACCTGCGGCATGCCGGTCTTCATGAAGTCGTGCGTGTCACCACCGTTCGCCAGCAGGACGCGCCCAGCCCAAAGGCGGCGCAGCACCAGCACGTTGAAGGTACCGACGGTTGAAACCGTGCTGGTCACCGACTCAATCGTCCGGACGCCTGTGTCGCCCGTTTGGAGTGGCAGCTGAAGCATGCGGTTGGCGATCGGGGCGATGCCTGTAGCAATCGTGCCAGTCGTGCGGCCCGTCACCCCATCCTGATTGGTGTAGGTGATTGCGATGCTCTGGTTGCCCGTGAAGGCTGTGACGGCCTCAATCCAGATATCGGTGCCGGTGAAGTCCGTTCCGCCTGGCACGCGCGACGAGTAGCTCGGCTGAGATGTAAGTGTGGTCGCAGCGTTGAATGCGTAGGCGCCAGCCTTGAACAGGCAGTCGAACAGGTGCAGCCGGCAACTCACCGTCGCACCAAACGTGATGTTGGTGATGTAGCCAAGGTTGCTGCCTACGAATGCATTGATTGGCGGGAAGCCACCGTTTGCATCGGTCGGCACAGTCCCGTTGGCTGTGTTGGAGCCTGCCAGCGTACCCGAGCCCGGGTTGCCGCCAGCGTTAATCACCTGAGTCGGCGCTACTGCCACCGAGGTGATTACGTTGGTCTTGACGATCTGCACCCGCTGCGTCGGTGCCGCAATGAGCTGGTCAAGCGACGTAATAGCCATCAGATCACCTAGCGGTTGACGTAGAGCGGAGTGGAGAGCGTCACGGTGAAGCTGCCCGCCGTACTGGTGACAGTGCCGCCGAAGTCCACGAAGGTGACCAGTTCGTCAGTGGCAGCCGTGCCGACCGACTTGTAGATCCATGCGCCGACTGCGCTGATGGTCGCGCCCGTCCAGGCTGCCGGGTTGCCGAAGGTCACTGCGACACGGTTGTTCGCCGTATCGACCGCGCCCACGCTGCAGGTGACCGTCGCGCCGCCAGTGGCATAGGTGCCAGAAGCAGCTACCTCAGTCACCACGTCGTTGCGGAAGTCGAAGGTGTCCAGCTCGGTCTCGGTCGGTACCGCCGAAACCAGCAGCATCTTGAACGTGCCGGAGAAGTAGGCATCAGCCATACGCTTCGGCAGGAATAGCGAATTAGCTGATGCCATGGGTTACTCCGGGGTTTTCACGTCTTCTGGCTTGTTCTTTGGAGCTTTGGCCGGCTTCGATTCGCCGAGCAACTCATGAAATTTAGGGTCGAAATCTTCCTCGTTGATCTCAACGAAGTCGCCCTGGTCATCGCCCCACGGTTTCACTTGAATAACTGACATTTTTTTCTCCACTGAAGGCCCGGAGCCGAAGCCCCGGGCGTTCCGATTAGCCCAGCAGGATGCCCGAGTGGCGAGGAGCGATCATTTTCACGCCCCATGCCAGGTTGATCTCATACCGCACTTGGCGCTTCTGCTTGTAGATGGCGAACTCGTAAGTCAGCCCCGACACAGGGTCGGTCACCAGCATTACGTCGTCAGCCGCATCGCCGCCGTCTGGCATCGCAGGTGCGCGAGTAGCCAGCTGGATAGCCGAACGGTGGAAGAACATGTTGCGGGTAGCGGCAGCCACAACGGTGATCGCCTTGGCGGCCGCGCTCATTGCAACGCGCAGGCCAGGCTCGGCGATGGTGATCGAACCACCGTTGGAGGTGTCGGCATCACCCGAGACAACAACATACTTGTTGGTGTCGCCGGCGAAGGTGACGATGTCGCCTGCGAGGATGGTGCCAGTACCAGCAGAAGCCAGCGTGATGACGGTCGCGCCAACAGCGTAACCGGCAGCGTTGGTGGTGGCAGCAGCGCCAGTACCCACAACAACGCCTTCACGCACCTGCGCCGAGTTGTGCAGCAGCATGCCTTGGTATTCACCCAGCGCGCCTTGACGCAACAGGGCTTCGGACTGAGCGCCGCCAGTGTTGGTCTGGAACAGGGTCGACATCTTGCCGCGGATGTTCGCAACAGCCGCGCCACCGAGGACCATGTGCATGTCGCTTTGTGGCGCGCCGTTGTCGTCCAGGATCTTGCGGGCCTGGGCGAAGTCGCTCAGGTCGCCAGCAGTGCCGAACGGCGTGGTGCCGGGGGTGCCGTAGGCGCGCGAGGTATTGATGTGCAGAGCAGCGAGATCGGATTCGACTTCGTTGGTCAGGGTGCGGATGGCTTGGGCGATACGCTGGGCGTTGATGTCGCCCAGGGTGCCGGCGTTACGCAGGCCCAGAGTTTCCTCACCAGTGATGCCGAACGGCACCGAACGCGCCTTGCTGATGGTCATCTGCACGTTGCCGATGGTCTGGTTCGGGGTGTCAGCAGCATAAGCCGCAGGAACCAGATCTTCAGCAGCCATTGCGCCAACAACTGGCGAAACAACGGCTTGGCCGACAGCTGCACGCTCTGCAGTGGAGTCGCGGGATACGGCCGGGATGAAACCGACCAGCTCGCGGGATACAACGTCCATCGCTTCCTGAATGGAAGGGATCAGACTGGTGAGGGTCAAAGTGCCCATGCGGTGTTACCTCTTAATCGACAATCTTGATTTGCGCCTTGATCGCCGCTCGTTGATCGAGGGGGCTCATGGCTTCGTATTGGGTTCGTTTCATGGTCTTGGCCCCCATCTGCACGTTGCTCTGTTGCGAGCCACCGCCATTGGCGTTGGCTGGGAACCAGTGCGGAGCCTTTTCTTTCATGTCGCTGAACCACTCCTTGAGCGTCAGCGGCTTGCCGTCCTTGCCGAATGCGTCTTTCACGGCGACAGGGTTGCCCTCGTCGTCGAGCTTGAAGGTCGCACTGGCACGGAGCAGCGCGTCATCGATTGCGTACTGGTGGAGGCCAGCAGCGGTGGCTTCTGCGCGGATGCCGTTTTCAAGGACTCGGCGACTGAACTTGTCAGCCCGGGTCTCGGCAGCTTCGCGTGCGGTACGTTCTTTGGCGGTTTCCTGTTCGAAGCCGGCTTTCATGCGCGTGGTGCGCTTGTCGAGCACTTCGTCGATCTTGCCGGCAGCAATCAGGCCGGCTTCTTCGTCGTTGGCGAACTTCGAGAGGATGTTCCGAACCGCATCAGGGTCGATGCCTTCGAAACGAGCAGCGTCTTGTTTTGCCGCCTTGAGCGACCCCAGCAATTCACTGTTCTTGGTCTTGAGGCCAGTCACAGCCGCTTCAACAGCTGCTGCTACCTTGGCGTCGAAGTCCTGGGTGTCGTTGCCGCCACCGTTGTTATTGACGTCGCCACCAGTCTCTTCCGCCATCAGCGGATACCACTTGCCGAAAATAAACATCTGCTAACCCCTTGGGTCTGTTGGCCGCCTGGCGGCAATAAAAAGCCCCGTCATGGACGAGGCTTGTGTGAATCGCGTGCATAAAAAAGCCCCGGCGGATGCCAGGGCTGTTTGAATAGGTGGGGTGTCCGGTGCTGATCTCCGGCTAGAGCTATATCGTGGTCTTCTTATGGCGGTTCGATCAGGTAGGCCTCTCGGCCCTTGCTCATCCGTCGCGCACCCTTCCCACAACACCGATTCAGCAGTCGCATTCACCCCATAAATTACGTGACAACAACGCGCTCCCCATTCAGCAGGCACACGACGCAAAGCAGCGCCTTCGTCCCGCCAGTTGGCTTGCCGTTCTTCATCATGACGCCGATCTTGGACTCGATCACTTCCCTGCCGCCACATCGATGGCACTGAACCATCGTCGCAGGCTTCGGCATCGCACGCACACGACGACGCACCTGCTCGGCCGTGGTATCCGGTGGAGCGGTGCCGTCGATTACGTGGAAGCGGTTTTTTTCGGTCATGCCTTTGGCTTGAGATCGTCTTCGATTGCTGCGCGAGGGAATCCGCCAAATGGCAGCGTATCGCTGTCGGCGAAGCGCAGCTTGCAATCGGCCAATGTATTGTCGCACCGGTCTTTATCGCATGGGTTGCCTTGTGTGTCCGTGGACAGTGGCGGTCCTGAATACCCACATTCTGCTGACCGATAGGCCCAGTCGCAAGGCCACTCCTCCAGAACCTTCACCCCAGCTATTTCAGTCATGCCGATGACCTCTGACCTTTGCGTGAAAGGTCATTCTACGCTGCAATGCGTGCGAATGCTGCGGCATCACGCTGCCTCATAGCGTCGAGAGTCAACCATTCCCCTGTCGGCGAATAGAAGTCCTCCAGATCCAGCCTGCCATCCTTCAGCAACTGAGCGCGCACCGGGCCGAGCACCTCGATCTTGCGGGCGTCCGACTGGCGGTTGAGCCATTCGCTGTAGGTGGTGCCGCCGGGGACTTGGCCATCCATTGAGGCGCGCTGGGCCGGGGTCATCTCATCGAGAGGAATCCCCAACTCTTTCCAGCTCTTCGTCACGGGAGCCGACGTCGAGCGGCAGCACCAGTGAATCTTGCCCGGGCCTTGTAGCCAAGGCACCTTGTGGCCGATGGGCTTGTGCGTGACAGCGGTGTACTGGAGCTGATCGCGAATGCGGCACATCGGCGATGTCTTGTTGTCGAGGGTCGAAACCCAACGATCAGCCTTGATGATCTCTTCGTTGGCCTTGACGAACTCATCCCGCGCAGTCGCTGCGGTATGGCTCACAGCCGTCCTGACGACCGCTGCAAGGTCTTTGCGGGGCCGCTCAAGGAACCCATCAGCGTATCCGGTAGCCCGAGAGCCACGAATGCCGCGGATGATCTGGTCAGTCGTCTTGCCTTCGAGGTAACCGGTGCGGATGGCGTTGCGGACTTTGACCATGCGGTCGGACGCGATCTCCGTACCCCAGTCCTTGAGCAATCTGCCCTGGAACGGTCGAGACATCGCAGCCGCGTAAGCCTGCTCGGCGCTGACACTGGCAATCGGGAAGCGAACCTGCACCGGATTAGGGATGGCTGACTCGAACAATGCTCGCTGCCAACTCACCTCGTAGCCTGCCAACTCCTTAAGGTCGTTCTGTAGCTCTTGGGCGACTGATGCATAGGCCTGACTGTTGATCAGTCTCACCTGATCCAGCAGCAGTTCCAGGCGCTCAACCGTGAAGGATTCGGCCGGTAGACGCTCCAATGCAGCAGACAAGGCCGCCGAAAGGTCAGCATCCGACCTGTTCAGCAGCGCAATGATCCGCCGGACCACGCCAACCTTATATTTCTCGAGCGAGACAGCGTGATGGATCTGTTCGTCCTCGATCACAAGATTGACGCTGGGCATTTAGAGCGCTCCTAGGCCTGGGCCTTGCAATTGGATTTTGGCCTGCTCCTCCTCCCACTTGATGTCGCTCGACACCACGTTGCGGCGCTGCATCTCCGAGAACAGCGTCTCGTCGGACAGGCGGCCTTGCGATGCCATGTTGAGCAACAGTGGGAGGGTCGTCTCGAGGGCAAAGTCCACGTCGAAGTTGCCCTGCACCTGCACATGACCACCCTCAGGCAGCCCGCTCAACTCAGCGAAGTGCTGAAGGATCTGGTCTAGCGCGTCCTCCAGCCCGCTTGCCATGGTCTGAAGCGGGCTCAGCTCCTGAGCCGCCTCTTCCTCGGCTTGCGTGGCAGTCTTAACGGCTTGCTTGTCCTTCTGGAGCAGCTTGGCCCCAGCGACTCGCATCTGGTCTTCAAGGTCAGCCAGCGACGTGCGGCCAGCCTCGATCGAGGCGCCAGTGTGTTCGACCCACTCCATCTTGCCGTTGGTTGGCAGCTTGGTAGCGGACGCAGTGCCGACCTTCAGCTCCCAGGTATCGTCGTCGATGCCCGAGATGGCCAGCATCGGCACCCGGGCAACGTGCAGGATGTTGTCCTGATCGCTCTGGGACTGCCAGTGCTTGGCGTTGAGGTAGGCCAGCTCAAGCAGTGGCGGCTTGGCTGTCATGAAGCCTGTGCGGTCGGTATAGAGAGTCGTCAAGGGGATGTGATCGAGAGAGGTTGCACCCTCGTCAACCAGCACCCATGCCTTCTTCCCTTCAACTTCCTGCTCGCGGTAGACCATCCATGCGCCGGGGATCAGTACGCGGATCTGCTCGATGCACTTGATGCCGAACAGGCCATCTTCTTCCTCAACCGATTCCTTGTAGCGGAACTGGGTCAGGACGTGCTCGCCGCCGCTGTTGCTGGTACGCCAGCCGATCACCTGCTGAGGGCGGATCATGATGGCGTAGGGGCGGGCCTTGACGGCTTGAGCGTCAGCCAGGGTGACCAGCTGCTCAGTGTCGCCGCTCGGCGTGATGTTCGGGTATTCGGCTAATGCGTGGCACAGGCCGTGTGACAGCGCCTGGGTGAAGAATGACTTCGCCCAGACCTGCAGGTTGTTGCCTTGGCGATCGAAATCCTGAGTCAGGTCGTCAATCGCAGGCGGAACGTCATCACCCAGCACGATCGGCTCAGCGAATACGCGCCCGGTGTTGTTCTTGACCGTCTCGCGGTAAGCAGGGAACAGGGTAGAGAGGCTGAGCCGCTTGCGGTAGTCCTCGCCCTCTTCCTTCGGCCACTTCGGCAGCAGCGCTTCACCAGCCTCGCGCATCGCCCGGGTGCCGCCCATCAAAGGATCGACGATGGCCCAGTCTTCGCGCATGGCGTCTACTGCCGGTAGCGTTTTACTAGGATCATCGGACATGGTTTAGATTCTCAAAGGTGCGGTAGAGGCGGTGCGCTTGACGATCGGGAACAGGTGAGCCAGCGGGTAACCGCCAGCGTCGAGGACGTGATCGATTCCGCTGGACTTGTCGGGCATGCCATTCTTGTCGTAGGCCTGTTGTTCCAGGCCGTCAGTCAGATGCGGGCAGCGATGCGTGTTGACCTTGAAGCGCCGCTCGCCCTGTCCGTTGAGGATCAGTGCGTTGACGGCGTTCACGCGGTCGGCAATGGCAGGGTTCGTCGAGTTGACCCGAACAGAAAGCCCTGCCTGCTTGATGATGCTAAGGTCCGACTCGCTGGCGTTCTTGCTGCTGGAGTTCTGCCCGGACGCATCAGGAAACACCTGAACTGCGTGACCATTGAGCTTGTATCGCTCATTGAACAGTGCGGCCATCTGCGGCGTATCGCGCCCATCGACGATCTCGTCAACTGCAATAGGCCAGCCATCACGCAACACATAGACCACCGCGCTCATCTTCAGCCGGTTGAAGTCCATGCCGATCAGGACTGGCTCCCCCTCTTGCAGTGTCGCGTCAGAGTGGTTCAGCACCCTATCGAAATCCGGGTACACACTGCCAGATGTCAGGTTGGTGAACTTGCCTTCAAGGTAGGCCGAGATCAGCGCCGGCGGGTAACTCTCGCGCAGGCTCTGCTCGTAGTCCTCAGGCAGGAACGGGTTGGAACTGGTCGCCGCCTGGATCATCACGTAGCCAGGCTTTGGATTGCGGCCCCAGGTGTCGTAGACGAACTGGTAGCCTTCAGGTGTCGTGTAGGCCGAGACCCGGTTGAATGGTTGCTCAAGGCCAGAAGGACGCTGCCTGTTCCGCGCAATGATCTTGCGCCAGGCCATCTGCGCCTGAACCTTCTTCAGCGTGTCGATCTCGTCGACGTGCGCCCGGTATGACTCGTAACCGATGATGCGGGCCGGATTCTCCAGCGTCCGCAGCACGAAGTCGCCGCAGTTGGGCGAACTCGTGTAGATGATGTTCTCTTGCTTGTTGTACTTGTAACGGATACCCATGTCCGAAAGCTTCTCTTCCATGCGCGGAGCAAGGATGAGGCGCACAAGGTCATAGGTCGGCTCGTACAGTGCGATCAAGGCGCTGGACGATGCCAGGGCGTCTCTCAGCGCGCAGTTGGCAAGAGTTTCAGTCTTGCCCGTACCGAATCCGCCGACAAACGCCGGATACTTATCGGTCAGTTGATAGAAGTCAGCCTGAGGCTGCGTCATCTGCAACCGCAGCGTCCTTCCTTCCACCTACCACCTCGATCTCGATTCTGGTCACCGGTGGCAACTCTGGAGGATTCGTTTTCAGCAGCTCGGCGCGGGTTCGCTCAAGGCTTTCAATGCGAGCAGTCAGGCGATCGATCAAGCCGGAGTAGTCGCGCACCTTGCTGGTGGTGGTTGTTCCGCCATGCTCGCCAGTCTCATGCTTCTCGCTGTCGACCTCCAGCTCATTGCCGAACTCGTTCTCGCGGCCCAGCGCACGCATCAATCGAATGCGCGTCAGGCGCAACTCGTCATCGACGCGGCCAAGCTCAATGCCAGCGAGCGCATCGTTCTCTTCATCGGTCAGGAACTTGCTGTAGATGGATCCGGGCTTCGCGGCCTTCCTGTTGCCAGTCTGATCACCTGGAACCTTCGGGCCACTACTCTTGCCGCCGTGGAGCTTGCAGCGAGGGGAACCCGGTACTGCGTGACGCTTGCATGGTTCCCCGTTGCCGCGCTTTGATGCGCCGCATAGGGCCATAGTCAGCCTCATTCATGGGGTTCGGTTTTCGCAACGATTCATTCAATGCATTCGAACGTCATTCAATGATCATTCGATGTCTACAACTTCGATGTGGCCCCACACTGGATGGATGTCAGCGTGCTCGCCGTCACTCGATTTGATCGGATCGTCATACACGACGGCAATGCCTGCGCTGGTATCGGCGTAGATGACGAATCGTGTCCGCTCGCCATCGATGAACACTAGGCGTCTGCCCCGGCCATCATTGAACCAATGAACATGGCTTCCTGATTGGCCGCTCATTCTTCCACCTTCACAGTGAGCGTTCTGATCTTGCCGCCAGTGCAGCTGTCACGCTTCATGGCCATCTCTACGGCTTGGTAGGCAGATGCACCCATGTCCATTGCGGTGTAAGCGTGATCGGAGCCACTGCCTAGCGCATAGGGACGATCAGGAAGCACCTGACTCTTCTCAATGCCGTCTTCGTCGTCGTGGCTGATGTACCAGACCTCACCCTCGACCACTACCAGTGCACTCATCTGCACGGAGGTTTGAGGCTCACCGAAATAGGCATCAAGCAGCTTGTGAGCACCACTGAGGCTACCGCAGACAACGAACTTCACCCCTTCACGCTCCAGGCACTTCTCGAAGTCGTCATAGACAATGGTGCCGCTACTGGTGGTTGCTCGACCGTCATAGGCGATGATGCCGTCCTTGTAGGCGATGGTCGTCATTAGGTTTCACCTTTTGGCACTTACTGTTGAGTGTCGACCAACTTGACCGTGATGCCGCGAGCGACCCACCAGCCCACCCTGTCCATGTTTGGCTCTAGGCCAGTCAGGTCACAGGCGAAGCCGATGGCACGCAAGTAGACGCGCAACCACCAGGCCAGCTTGATGCTTACCGCGATGCTGCAGGTCTTCATTGCTCACCCTCGTCGCGCGGCTCGATCTCGCGATACCGGGTCGCCTTCCGCCCTTGGGCTTCGAGCTTCTCGGTGTCGACTTCCAGGCCTGCCATGTAGGCGAAGGCGTTCACGGATACCACGTACAGACGGAACCACCATGGGTGATAGGCAGTCAGGAATACTTTCCGGGCCATATCGTCACCATGGATGTAGAGAGTGGCGCCCGCACGAAGCCAGGCACCCTTTGGTTTAAACGGTTGGTTTGTCGGCGACCGGTGTGATGCTCGACTGAGGGATCGCGCGCACTACAGCGATGGCGGCCGCGAGTAAGCCATTCACCGCGGCGAACAGGCCCGGGCTCACGAGCGCCTGGAGCGATGGCCAGAAATACGCGATGGTGTTGAGCAGCGCCAGAAGGCCAGCCAGTTGGACGCTGTACATCTTCCAGAGCTGCTGCCATTGGGGAATCAGGTTCATGTCTTGTCCGCCTCTTTGGTGTTGTTCAGGCATTGCTCGCAGTGCAGGTATCGGCACAGCCAGCCCTTGACGATGGGCCAGTGATTGGCGACGAACCAGTGCCTCAGTCCAGCCAATGCCAGTGCTCCGTGAAATGTGACGCCGGCAGTGGTCGGGGAGACAAACACCGTCTCGGCCCGAGTCACGATCGCAAAGCCGGCCAGCATGATCGTCGCGTAGATGACCTTGCCGACAATCCCGTCATGGACACGCGAGCTCAACATGCACCACATCGCCCATAGGCTGATGATGCCAACGAACACGGTGCTCAACGTTTGAATGCTCATGGATTAACTCCCTCCGAACTTCGAGCGAACAAGCGCCCAAAGGTCAGCGGCTTTAATGGCGCGGTTGACGGCAGTCATCAGCGATCCACCG